AAAATCATATAAAGGAACTGAACCAAGTCCAAAAGGTTTAGGTTATTGTGCGGGTAAAATGAAAGTTGGAGAGAAGAAAAAAGGAACAGATGGAAATGTATGGATTGTTAAGAAAGTAAAAAATGGTAGTAAGAGATGGATGAAAACTGATAAGAAAGTAAAAGGTAAAAAAATAGTGAATTACAAGTATAATCTAAAATATAATTTCAAACCCTCAAAAAAAGGTGTAAAAAATATTTATGAAATGTATTCTGATGATCCTTTATTTTTATCGAAATTAGTTGGAATAAAATTTGAAGATGAAAATAAAGTGAGTGAAAAAGAGTTTAAAAATGTTGTTAAAAAAATTAAGGAACAACAAACACAGAGAAAAATTATTAAAGTTTTGAATAAAAAAATCCCAAAAAGTTTAATTGAAGATTATCAAGTAAGAGTTGGAGATGTTGATAAAGATATTATTGAAAAAGCAATTAGACAATTTATTAATAATAGATATAATGAGATGTCTATTTTTGATTTCGATATTGGATATATTTATAATTCAAAAGGTAAAGATTGGTCCGCTCTTACTGATACAAGTCCAAGAGAATTAATAAAGGAAAATATTTATTTAATATTAACAGATAAAAAAAATGTTGAAAGTAATTTTTTCAAATTCTTTCCAGTTTAATATAAAAAAAAAATATATGGTGATATTTGTGGAAATCCTGTTCCTGACTATTTTATAAAAAAAATATAGAATTAGTGTATGGTTTTATTTAACCTCCTATTCCTGACTTAATTATGAATATCTTTCATTTATTGCTTCTTGAAATTTTATTACTTCTTCTTCAAGATTTTTTTCACTGAAATTTTTAATTGTTAAACGCATTCCTTGTCTTTTTCCATTTATTTTTCTATCATAAATAAGTTGAATTTTATCTTTTGGTTTATCTTTTTTGGAAATATATTTTGGAAGTTTATATTCAGTTTCTTTAATATCATTATCTAATTCATTTAATTTTTTCTTTGCTTGTTCTAATTTTTCAAGAATAGTAAGTTTATTAGATTTTGACGAAGACCAACATTTTTTTTCGAGACTTGTATGTTTTTCAATCCTGAAAAAATCTCTTTTATATAAAGTTCCGTCTTTTCTTTTGATAGTTTCATTAGCAAAATAAATATATTTAGGCATCATTTCCTGAGTAAGCCCATCTGGCAAATCTTGTGCAGTTTTTTTTCGGTTTCTTTTTGTTCCTGGTGCTATTCCACTGGCATTACTATGTTGGGTTTCAAAATCAACAACTCTTAAATTACTTAATCTATTATCTAATTTATCTCTATTAATGTGATCAACACTTATATTTTTAATTCCCTTACCATTTCCATAACAATTCGTAATTAATTGATGTAAAAATAAAGTCTTGTCAAGTGAACTAACTCTTCCTGCAACATAACCATTTTTATGTAAATACCACGAATTATTATTTTCATCTAATAATTCTAATGTTTCACAACTAATTTTAGTGAATGTTTTTGGATTAATATTGAATAGAACATATTCCTCTTTATTTTTTTTATCAAATACAACTATTTTATAATTAATATTACAATCCCATCTTTTACTGTATTTCCCTTCAATAAAATCTTTTATGATTAAATTATTTCCATCATAATATTGTAAGAAATCATTATGATAAATTTCTGGGAGTAAATCTAATTCAGTTTTTTCACTAAGAAAAAAGTTGTTATATTGATTATCTGAACGATTACCATTAATATAATATTTATATTTGATATTATTTTTTTCAAAATATTCTTTAAAAATTTGTTGTAAATAAATTTTATCACCTGTAATGGCATAACCTAAACCGTTAATTCCAAGACTATTTTTTTTATTATTTTCTTTTTCATAATTTTTCAAAATATCATATGTTTTTTTACAGAAAATAATATGTTTATCATTTCCACAATACATAATGTATTTATTATCATCCGTAACCCAAATTGGATTAATAACAGAAAGGGCATTTGAACCACCTTTTTTGGAGTGTCCATTAATATATCTTTTAATTTTAAACTTATCTTTAATTTTATCATAATAATTATGATTGGAAAAAATTATATTTCTCCATCTCAAATCATTTTTGTCACCATTTTTAAATGTAACTTTTAAATTATTAAATGTAAATCCATATAAAAACCCGATTATTGAATTCTTTTTATTATTTCTTAAATAATACGGATATTCATCTTCACTATCTTTTTGAAATTTAAAAGGAAAAAAATTAATTTCCATAAATTGTTCGATACTAAAAGTGTAAAATTTCTCATCATATTTATCAAAAGAAACCTTTACACAATTGTGTTTTTTGCTATATAAAACAACATTACTTACAGTTGTATATTTTTTGTAATCAAGAGTATTAGTATTATTCATTTATAATAATATTAATAATTATCTCTTTAAGTTTTTTTACACTTTTAAAACAATCACGCTGTTTAATTCGAATAAGCTAACCCTCCCATTCCTGACATAATTCTTAGAACGTTGTAGTTAGTAGCGTAGACTCTGATCTTGGAACCGAGAGCGGCTTTTGGGGTAAGTTGGAGTTGGAGAGTAGCGTTGTCGATTCTGGACATGTTGCAAGTGCCAGATGGTTGGTGTTCTTCTGGTTTGAGAGCAAATGAGTATACGTTAATACCAGTGACTGGGACGTTAGTGTGGTGTTGGTATGGTTGGACAAGGTTGAAGTATGAGCCGAGTCTTTCTTGGAATCTGTCGTGACCGTTAAGTTGGATTTTGGCTCTGACAACTGGGTTTCTACCAGCGTTGATTGGACCGAGACCGGCGTGGTCAGCGAAATCAGCAGCGGTGGTGAGAGCAGAGAAGTCAGTTGGTGCTAAGTTGGAAGCATTTGGACCTGGACCGTCTGGGAGAGAACCTGGTCTGACTTGAGCGGTTGTCATGTTTCCTGGAACATTGACGCCACCAGCGCCTGTAACAAGACCAGTGTTTTGACCGAGGAATGCGGCGTAGTCAGCATCGACGCCAGCAGTGCCAACGAATGGGAAGATGTCAGTGTCACCTTCGACATTGGAGAAGACTAATTGAGATGGGTCTGGGGAGCCGTTGCCAGCGCCAGAGTCCATGTCGAAGTCATCAGTGTAGTTGTTCCATTGGTTGAAGCCAAGTTTGACAACATCGTCTCTTTGGACGACCCAGACAAGTTCTTTGCATGGGTGGTTGAAATTGAGTTTGACTTTGACAGAGGTGTTGACAGTGGATTCATCACCAGTGAATTGAAGTTGGTCAATTAAGTATTCGTGTGAAGTTTGAGCGAATCTTCTTCTTTCATCGGTGTCAAGGTAGATGTAGTCGATGAAGAGAGCAGCGTATTCAAGGGATGGAACACAGAATGCGTCAAGACCGTTGGCAGAAGCACCGCAAGCAGTTTGGACTGAAGTGGATACGTAGCATTCGTTCTTTGGTCTGAATTCAAGGTTGAATTTGACTTCGTGGTATTGAAGAGCGATGAGTGGAAGGGAAAGACCTGGGTTTCTGCAGAACCAGAATTGAAGTGGGACGTAAAGTGTAGTTGCGTCAGTGGATTGTAAGCCAGTGCCAGTTAAGTGGATGGTGTTGCCAACCATATTGTCATAACCGTCTTTGAGACCTGGGGCGATGGTGAGTTCGTTCCAGATAGTGAGCCAGTCACCGTAGTGTTTATCGATTCTTTGACCGCCAATTTCGACTTCAACTTGTTTGATGAGGACGTGACCAACGTAGTTTACCCATCTGAAGAATTGGGAGGATACAGTGGATTCGACGGATGGAAGAGTTACTTGTAAGTATACTCTGTGGATGAGATCACCGTTTCTGCTGACAGTGCAGGTTACTCTCTTACCGAAATCGGCAGTACCATTGAATGTTTGTTCGATGGATTCCATAGAGAAGTTAGTGTGTCTTCTGTAGACAACTTTGAAGAAGGTAATTTGTGGATTACCTGTAAGATAGATATCTTGTGCACCATATGCTACTAATTGCATTAAACCGCCACCCATTTGTTTATACTATACAAAAGAAAAAAATTTTCGCGAAACGACGATTAATTCTTTAATTAATTCATCATTTAATTCAAAATTAATTTTTTTTTCTATAACGTTAAATAAATTTCTGCGATTATATATAATTATCCCTTTAAATAAAAAATTAATTAATTAATTAATTAATTAATTAAATGTAAAAAAATGTAAAAAAATGTAAAAAAATGTAAAAAAAAATGTAAAATATTAATAAAATGGATGAAAAAAATGTGAAAAACGGGTCTTTTCTAAATAATTCGATTTTTTTTTTAATTTAGGTTTTCTATATTGAGATTAAAATCGACAAATTTTTTGAGATAATCTTTTAGATTGAGTTCGTATCTTTTCATTTTCGATTTAGGTTTTATGAATTCGAATTTGTCATCTCCTAAATATTTCACATTCCATCCTGTTAAAAGTGCGTTATAAATGAAAACCATTTTTTGAATATTTACTATATTTATCTTGCTGTCAAGTTTGTTTAGGTTAATGTTTGAATGAGTTTTCTCCATTTTTAATTATTCTAATAATTTTTTTATATGTTATAAACTAATTTCTCTTTTTGTTATTATACTTAAAGGTTAATTTTTATGCTATATTATAAACTATTTAATGTTTAATCTAAGAAATCTTAATAAAACTAAAAAAGTTTTAGAAGATAGTAGATTTACATTAGATTCTAAGCATAAAGAGATAATGATTAAGTTTAAAAATAGAAAAAAAGATTTACCAAAAATGAAAGAGAAGTTTTTGGTGTTGGCTAAGCAGTATTCAGTATTGAAGGGTAAAGATAGTTGTGATTTGTCAAATAGTGACATAGAAAAAAAATTTAGTTTGAAAAAAGAGATAAAAAGATTAAAAAAGGAGATAAATGAACTAGAGAATAATACAAAGGTTATAGATTATTATTTAAAGGTAGGAACTTTGTTGCACGATTATTATGACAATGTAAGTACAGGTGTTTCAAAAAAAAGGTTTGGTGATAATGTGGAAGAGAAAAAAAAGTTAAAAAAAGAACCAAAAGAGAATAAAAAAAGGATTTATTCTGTTATTGATTTTTTTAATAATAGATCGAAGAGTGATGAAATAAGTAATGTAGAAAAAGAGTTAAATTTCAAGAACACAAAAATGTTGAATTTCGTAGAAAAAAAAGAGAGTTTCCAGAGGGCTAATCATTTAAATGATTATATGAAGTTAATTGATAAAACATATAATCCTAAAATTATTTTTAATAAAGATGTTAATAAATGTGAAGATTGTGGTGTGGAGATGACATTATATGTATCGGACGGCTTTCAGGTTTGTGACCAATGTGGTCGTCAGGATAGTATTATAACAGAGAGTGATAAACCGAGTTATAAAGATCCGCCACCAGAGGTTTCTTATTTTGCGTATAAGAGGATGAACCATTTCAATGAATGCTTGTCCCAATTCCAAGGAAAAGAATCAACAGAAGTTCCACAGGAAGTATTAGATAAATTGTTTTTAGAGATTAAGAAAGAGAGGATTAATAATTTAGCATTATTGAAACCAATTAAAATAAAGGATTATTTGAAGAAATTGAAATTAAACAAATATTATGAGCATATCCCACAAATATTATTTAGAATTACTGGAATATCTCCACCTAATTTCAGTAAGCAACAAGAAGAAAAACTAAGATTAATGTTTAAGGAGATACAAAGTCCTTGGCGTGAGGAGTGTCCTAAGGGGCGGAAAAACTTTTTATCATATGATTATGTTCTATATAAATTTATGGAATTGTTAGAGATCGATGATTACAAGGAATATTTCCCATTATTGAAAGATAGAGATAAAAGGTATGCAACGGATAAAATATGGAAAGGTATATGTAGGAGATTACGATGGCAATTCATTAAGAGTATTTGAATTGCAAATCTAAAAAAAAAATAAAACAAAAAATATAAAAATAACAGAAATATTATTTTTATAGTTTAACAAAATTGAATATATACAATAAAACAAATTAATTAATAACATCAGGTTTTCTCAAATCATTACTCTTCAATTTATTTTCCATACCATCCATTTTACAATTTGCTTCATTTAAACCACTCATATCATATATACTATATTGATCTTCCATATTATTGAAACCAACTATTCCCCCCACTTCTCCACCATTCATTGGTAATTCATTTTGATATTGCCAGTAATCTGGTTGGTTGTCACTTCTATTCATTTCACGACCGGTGCAATTCAATTCATTCACTTTTTGATTTGATGTATTCATATTAAGTAAATCTTCCTTCTCTAAACTATCATAATTATTCTTATAAAACTTTGATACTTGGGCTACATTCGATTCGAAATTTGGTGTATTTTCATTATTTTCGAAAAAATTACCTGGGAGAACCCCAGAAGTTTCATCTATTTTGAAACTTTTTGCGTAATCAAGTAATTCATTCTTCAATTCCATATTGTTTTCAAATGTTTCTTTACTTTCTTCTTCTTGTTTTTCCATTCCAACCTTTTCCATTCCAACCTTTTCCATTCCAACCTTTTTCATTCCAACCTTTTCTTTTTCCTCTTCTCCCTCGAAATTCTCAGTTAAATTGGAAAAGTCGATCACTTCGTTGTAATTTACATTTTGGATTAATAAGTGAATAATAAAAACAATTATTAAAGCATTGAATATAACTTTATAATTCATTATAATAAATAATAGAAAATAATTAGTCTATTAAAACTTTTTTTAAATATAAAACAATATTATTTATTAAATAAATAATATGAAAATCGCTATATCTGGAAAAATGTGCTCCGGTAAATCTTTTATTACTAATCTACTAATAAAACATTTCGAAAAAGAGAACAAACATTTCAAAAAATTATCATTCGCTGATGATGTTTATAAAATCGCCAGAGAATTGTTTAATATGAAAACTAAAAATAGACAATTACTTCAATCTATCGGTACTAAAATGCGTGAGATAGATCCTGACATTTGGACTAAATCAACAACTCTACGAACCCAAAATCACAAATTCGTTATTATTGACGATTTACGTTTCCCTAATGAATTACATTACCTTAAACAAAACAATTTCACTTTAATTAGACTTAACATCTCTAAAAAAGAACAAATAAAACGCCTAAAAGAAACTTACCCAGATACATTCAAACAACACCTCGAAAATCTCAACCATCAATCAGAAACATCATTTGATAATGTATCAAACGATAAATTTGATATATTATTTAATATAAATGATAATATTAATAGCGAAATAATCGCAGAAGAAATTATTCAATTTCTCAAATTAAAGAAATTATTTAATTCTTAAACAGAACTACTACTTGATTGCTCGGGTTCTCCCTCCGTCTCAACCTGTTCCATCTTTCGTTGCATCCACGGATCTATCTTATCTAAACTTTCAACAGTATCACTCTTAAAATTATTTAATGTCTCCCCTAAATTATTTGTCTCCTCAAAAATATCCTTCTCTAACTCATCTTTTAACTCCTCAATCTTTAATGGCTCAGATGCAGCCTTTTCCTGTTCAAAACGCTCTTTCTCCTGATCCATCTTCGCCTTCTCAGTTGCATATACATTCTCATCTACTTCATTAAGAATTTCCCGTAATTCACCAATCTTCTCAGTAGCAACATCAACATTATCTAAACGAAGTGGCTCACGTTCCTGTTCCTCACGACGAAGTCTCTCTGCCTCTTCCTTTCTACGACGAACTTCCTCCCGCGCTCTCTTCAAACGCTCCTCTTTGTCCTGTTCGTACATAAAATCCCTATTGTCAGCATTATCTTGATATTTCTTCATCAACTCATTCAAACGACCCTCCTGATACTCTTGTTCTTCAACATCATTCACAGCCGGATCCCAAGGAAGCCAATAACCTACCTGTCCCACAAATACATTGAAGTTTCTATCACGCTTTTGTAAAAGTTGTGCCCGCTTTCTCGCCTCACGAAGTGTCTCATATGTTCCTCGAACCTTAACACCTCGCATAGATGTTGAATAATCATTAACCTCCGAAAATTCCATCTCTAAATCATTATTTCGACTGAATTTCCAATTGTTATACATCTCATTAATATTATTATAAGTAATATTCTTAGATTCCTGCAACTTCTCTCGAACATCCACATATTCACGATCCTGTGAATTGAATACGTGATGTAAAAACTTAGTAACAAAGAAAACCTCCTTATTTTTCATCACTTTCTCAGGAGACAAAAAAGAGATACAACAATAATTCTGCCCAGGGATACGATTATCTACATTTAAAAAATCTTCATTCATTTCACTCATTATAATATTTTTATTTAGTAAATCTTTAAGTTGTTTATAAAAAATAAATATTTTTTTTAATAAATTTATTCAAAATTATTTTCTATTACTAATTATAACAAATGATGCACTTGGGTTTAGATTTAGGAGAAATCGTAAAAAGAATCTTAAAATATTTAATTGAAGGTGGTGCTGTTGCACTCGCTGCATACTATGTCCCACAAGGCAAAGAAAAATTAAGCCTTGACTCTATCTGCATTATAGCAGTCACTGCCGCGGCTGTATTCGCAATCCTCGACATGTACACCCCAGACATTTCCGCCGCCGCAAGATTAGGCGCTGGTTTCGGTGTTGGTGGCAACCTTGTCGGTTTCCCAGGTAGAGCATTAAAAGTTTAAATCTTCAAAAATTTAAAGTAAAAATGTCTCATATTCCTTAGGATTTTTAAATAATACTGATATTATTTCATCACCAATAATATCATTATATTCTTCTTTCAAACTCTTTCTTACAACTGACGAGTACCAATTATCCCAACTTGTATAATTTTTCCACTCTGAAATAGTAAATACTATCTCTTGCCCACTATTATCATAATATGTATAATAACTCTCTGAATTTATATAACCATTAAAAACTTTTACATTATCAGTTAATTTACTATTATATTTAAAAAATTTATCTAATACAATATCCCTTTTCATAATATTACTACATAATAGTTTCGGTATTTTTTTACATAAAATTCTCATACTTTATAAATTAAAATAATTTATTTTTTAAATACTTAAAACTTTATTAAGATAAATATTTAATTATGAGTATCGAAATTAGATATGGAGTTATAGGAAATGTAGATGCAGGAAAATCAACATTAACAAGTGTTTTAGTAAATGGGGTAAATGATGATGGTAGAGGAAGTGCGAGAGAATTAGTTTTTAATCATAAGCACGAAAGAGATAATGGAAGGACATCATCTGTTTCTCATCAAACATATAGAGTTAATCAAAAAGATTGTCTTGCATTTATAGACTTAGCAGGTCATGAGAAATATTTGAAAACTACTCTACACGGGATGACTGGTTATTTAATTGATTATTGTATATTAATTGTTAGTGCTAATTCGAGCATTCAACGAATGACAAGAGAGCATTTATCAATAGCATTAGCATTAAATATACCTTTTATGGTAGTTGTTACAAAAATTGATTTAGTGAAAGATAAAAAAAAAAAGATTTTATTAGAAACTTTAAAAAGTATTGAATTAACAATACTGAAAATGGGTGCCCGGAGAAATATAAAGAAAGAGATTAAATATATTAATAATGAAGAGGATTATTTAGAAATAAATGGTGTAAATGTACCTATTTTCCAGGTCTCTAATAAAACTGGTGAGAATATTGATTTATTGAAAAATTATTTATTAAGTTTAAAAAGTAATTTCAAAATTAAAAACGACCAAATATATAATAAATTATTTACGGTTGAATCTAAATATGTTGTTCCTGGAATAGGTAATGTTGTGTATGGAAAATTATTAAAAGGTCAAATAAAAAAAAATGAACTTTTATATATAGGTCCTATTAATGGTGCATGGTCTCAAATATCAGTAAAATCTTTTCACGATAATTTTAGAACGAAGATGGAACAATTGAATGAGAATGAAACTGGTACAATTGCATTCCGTTTTGAAAAAGATAAAAAGGGAAAAATGAAAGAATTATTTAAAAAGCGGAAAAATATTTTGAAAGGTTTAATTATTGTCTCTTCTAATCAAAATTTAGATGAACTACAACATAAAGAGTTTGAAGCCGATGTTAAAATATTAGTAAATCATTCAACAACTATTAAAGTTAATTATTCCCCAATAATTAATTGTGGAAAAATAGTTCAATCAGCGAAGATTATGAGGATATATAATAAGGCTATATTAAGGGGTGGTGATGTAACGAGAGTTAAATTTAAATTTCAATTTAGACCAGAATTTATAGAATTGGGGAATAAATTTTTATTTAGGGAGGGAAAAACTAAAGGCATTGGAAAAATAACTCGATTATTTTAGTGATTTATGAAAACTTTTTTTTTGAAAGAATTGAATAAAATCTTTTTTTATATTTATATCTATTATATAATTAGATATGAATAAATTACCTATTGAAAGGGTTATTACTGATAATGATTTATCATCTGTTTCTACCGTGTTTTATGGTTCAGGGTATATGGATAAGAATAAAGTATCAAATAATAATTTAGCAACAAGTCATAATTCGATACAATCACAATGTTCTAATGTAGATACTTCAACTGATGGATTAATTGATACAAGCGACCCTGATTATGAATATTATAAAAAATCTCAATTTTATCAATCTGATAATCCATCTAATAAATTAAATGCATTCTTGTGGTATTATTCAACTGGAAGATTAGATAATGCCAAAAAATATCAAGATGTTAATACTAATGTTATGAACCAAATGAAAAATATCAGTTGCCAAATTCTTAAAGAGAAGACTATGAAAGTAAATACAGATACTTCGACATTAAGCACTTGTAGTAGTAATATATTTAGTTGCACCATAGGGGATACTATTAAAAGTTTAGCAAACCCACAAGATTGGTTAGTTATAGGACAAGGTTCTGTAAGTACAGTATTTTTTGCTATGGGTATGTTTGCGTTTTTAGGTTTTATGATAAAAAAATTTAAAAAATTTGATATTTCGGAAAATATTGGTTGGAAAGTATGGAATATTATTGGTATTATAATTGGTTTTGTTATAAGCGGATACTTACTTATTTCAAATTATTCCCAAAATAGTAATTCCACAGACACAGCATCAACTGATGATTATGTATTTATTCCTCCAGATACTGTTGAAGGTTTTACTTGTTTAAATGGAGATCAACCAGATTTTGGTTGTTGTGATGATGGTACAAAATATAAAGATGACCCAGTTGGAAGTAATTGCATAGATAATAGTATTTCAACTGAACCAATGCAATTATATGCAACACAAGTAACAAATCCTGTAAATAATAGTGGTGAAGAAGAAGAAGAAGATAATGAAGAAGAAGATAATGGTTGTTCTAACTCACAATATGGATGTTGTAATGGAATAAGTATAGCAAAGAGTGATACAAATGGTTCAAATTGTCCAGGATGTGGTAATACAAGTTTTGGATGTTGTTCTGATAATAAAACTGCTAAAATAGATAAAGATGGTACAAATTGTTCCACATCAACAATTGGTTATGATGATTTTGGAGTTTCGAGGATTATTTGGTTTATTGTATGTATGATAATTGGTATGATATTTTTTATTTTATTTAATTTTTTTATTTTAAATAATTTTTTAGCAAATTTATTTTTTATATTATTTTTTGCAAGTGTAGTAATTGGAATAAATATTCTATCAAATATTTTAAATATAGGAACAAGTAGTAATTTAGTAGTAAAAAAAGAAATTAATAATAATTTATCAGTAAATTCAGGTGTAACTGATGCTAATACTAATAAATTTAATTATGTAAGTATTGGTATTTTTATTTTATTATTTGTTTTAACTATTTATTTTAAAAGCAAAATAAGTAATAAATCAAAGTTAATGAAAATAATTTATCCAATAATTCTCTCTATATTTTCTGTTTCATTTGTTTCTTTCGGTTTCGCATTAACAAGAATTTGGTATAAATTACCTTTATTTTTCTTATGCTTAACAATCGGTTTGAGATTTTTATGGAATATAATATTAAGTTCTTTAACTTTTACAACGAATAGCTTTCCAGACAAAATTAAAGAAT